CGGCAACTTGTAACGAAGGGTACACACTAACAGGAGGTACGTATGAATTGTACTAATCCTGCACTAGTGCTCGCCTTCTATCGCTCTGTTTTCTGTGATTTTGCATTGCTTGATTCTTCCAAAGAATCATGTAATCGTGCCAGCTTGCGATATATCGTAAGACGTATCGCAAAAGAGGGCTTGAGTGTAGTTCTTCAACAGCTCCCCTTATTGGGTAAAGCTTGCGAATCTTCACTCGTCACGGGTAATTCTTTTGAAATACCTATGGCCTTCAGTAAACACTGGCGATCTGCATTGCCGAATTTTCTCTATGATTATTTTTTAGAGTTGTTCGACGATGCTGGACATCCTAGAGATATGGGTACCCAATCGGCGTATGCCTATTGGGTTATTCGTCAGATTACAATGGCTTTCTCTAAAGTCATTGATAATCCCTCTAAGATGACTGATGATGAAGCGATCAAAAGTTTCATCACCAGAGTGACGGAAGAACCCGTCATAACTGCTCCATCTTGGCTTCTAAATGAGGCACGCCGGCTGATACAGTCGGTGGTCATGGAGAAGGATCGTTTGGATCCGAGGATTGCCCAATGGGAAGCAATTCCCTATGGTAGGCACGGACCCGGAGCGGTTGCTGGGAAGGAACAAGGCTTGTCAAAATGGGTCTTTGGTTTGATTCCAGGTTCTGATAGAGACCTGTATCGATTTAATTCGAAGGGACCTTTAGTTAAAAGTCCCGTCAAACCATATTCGCGTGTAGTTTGTGTTCCCAAAGACTTTAGGTCTAGGAGAACCATATGTATCGAACCAAAGGAATTCCAATTTGCCCAACAGGGCTTATGGGAAATTCTTCGTTCGGTAATACACACGAATCCATTGACTCGGAAGTGCATAAACTTTGATCATCAGGAGTATAACGCTACCGCTATTTTACGCGATGACGTTAGTACAATTGATCTCAAAGATGCTAGCGATAGAGTTTCATTGAAACTCTGTCGCTTACTCTTTCCAAAAGAGTTTTTCCGACTAGTTACGCGTTATCGGTCTCGAGGACTTGCTGTCAAAGGCAAGGTTTTCAAGGCCAATTGCTTTGCGAGCATGGGATCAGCACTATGCTTTCCAATCGAAACACTGGTGTTCTGGGCAATAACCCAGGCCGCCTGTCAACGAAAGAAAGGTATGGCACCCATACGCGTATTTGGCGACGATATAGTGTGTCCAACAGTGGATGCACCATTTGTCGTCAAGATGCTAGAAGCTTGTGGCTTGAAGGTAAACTTGAACAAGACGTGCATTGCGACTCCTATCAGAGAGTCATGCGGCGCCTATGTTTATAATAACGTAGACGTTAGTATTGTTCGCTTCAAGTACACACAATGTCAGCACAGCCTGGCTTGGATTTCACTTGTAGAAAGCTGCAAGCACTTACATCAGTATCAACTAACTGGTGCAAGTACATCCATGCTACTCCAC